CAGCACTTGCTAATGTTTTTAATATTTTCATTTATTTATAGGTAAGCAACTTGCTAACCAATTAAAAAATTTTTTGAATGGCCACCAAATTATTTTACAAATTATCTTAACTGGCCAACAAATTATTTTCCAAATTTTTTTAAGCATAGTTTTCTCCTTTTGTAGAACACCTGAAAAACAATCACAATATAAGCATTGTGGATTTTGTCTGTGTCGATGTCCACAGTCTACGCAAATAGTACTCATTTTTCCTCCTTCGTTTTATTGATTGTAAGAGTGTGCATTTTACCCCCTAAGCAAGCTTAGTCAACGGCAAAAACTCTCTAATTATTTAGTTGCTAGTTCGTATAATATGATCAGAGCTATAACTACACCAATAGTAACTTTTTTATTAGTGATTGCTAAGTTCCATATTTTTTTAGCGTGTTGTATTACATTTTCCATATTTTCCTCCTATTTTACTTCTTGTGTTGAGCCCCAATTTGGCCCGACGTCGCAGTCTACTTTATTAGGTATCTCTAAGTCAACTGCATTTTCCATTATTTCTTTGATTTTATCTATATTACCATCAATAGATATATCTAATTCATCATGAATTTGTATATGAGGTATTATACCTTCTTTATATAAATCTAGCATTGCTTTTTTTGTCATATCTGCAGCAGATCCTTGAATTACTTTATTCAGAGCTTTGTAAGTAAATGCCCTCCGCGAAGGATTTTTGTGCCAATAATTTCTTCTAGGGTTATCATCTTTATCTTTTATAATTTCTCCTTCTTCATCTTTTAAAAATTCTCCCATATTTTGAAGTTCAATCATTCTTTCATGATCTTCTGCGGGTACAAATTTTCCCCAATCACTTCCTCTTAAGATTGGTTCATATTTAGGAAATCTACATTTTCTATTTAATAAAGTTTTTATTTTTCCTGTATCCTGTGCTCTGTTCATAATTTTATTTGTTAACTGTTTTACAAAAGGAACCTTAGCATGATATTGATTAAATAATTCTGCAGCCCTCCCGGTTCCCACACCTAGTTCTTCTTGTAGTTTAGCTTTACCCATTCCATAAAATAATCCTAAGTTAATAGTCTTAGCCTGGTATCTTGGAATTTTTGTCATCTTCGCAACAAGTTGGTGAAAGTCTGCATTTGAATTCTGCTCATACGAATCTGCAATTTCATTCACAGAAGGTAGTCCATATTTTAATGCATAATGTGTGACGAGTCTTGGTTCTTGTTGCGAGTAGTCAAAACAACCCCACTTGCATCCTTCTTCAGGGAGAAATAATGATCTAATCATAGGACCTGTTATTGGATCTCTGGCAGGAATTTGCTGGAGGTTTGGGTTCTGGTAAGAGAATCTTCCAGTTACTGTTCCTCCATTATCAGATCTAATTTGATTAATTTCTGCATGAATTCTTCCTTTATGTTCATGATCTAAAATAGTTTCAATAAAAGTTGTATTCACCTTGTTTATTTTTCTAGCTTCTGCTATCATTTTAATTACAGGATGAGAATGATTAGAGAGGAAATTCTTAATAAATGATGGAGCCCCAGTTTTTACAGTTCGTTCGTAAGTTAAATTTAATTTTTCAAAAATTTTTTGAATCGATTGTGCAGCCCATATTTGAACATCTATTGATGTTTCTTTTTTTATTTTCTGCAACAGTAGGTGCTCTTCTGCTATTAATTTTTTCTTCAATTCGTATGTGGCTTGGGTGTCTACTCGAACTCCTAAGAAACGCATGTCGACAAGACACGGAAATAAATCAGTCTCGAGATCAAAAATAGATTGACAATCTTCTTCAATTAATAATTTTTTTACATGTTGCCAAAGTTTAAAAGTTAGCTCCGCATCTTTTTCAGCATAAGCTCCAACTTCCTGGGCGGGTAATTGCCACATATCTTTTTTTGCATCTAATCCTCTTTCCTTAGCGGCTTCATTTAAAGCTTTTTCATTTTTGCCTTCTTTTAAATAATGCCATGACAAAGTATTAAGCGTGTAGGAGAATCTATTCTCGTCTAGAAGGGAAGAAGCAATCATAGTATCTACTATTAAACCATTGATTTTTAAGCCTAAACTGCGTATCCAACATACATCATACATTGCATTATGAAATATTTTTGTAGCCGGGCATTCTAAAATATCTTTAAACCATTCTAATGTTTTTATTTTATTAGAGTTAGGTCCTTCTTTATGAGCTATTGGAAAATACCATTTACCACCATAAGTAGCTACGGAGATTCCAACAACTTCTCCATTACCTGTGACCGAACCTGATCCTTTCTTCCTTAAATCTGTATCTTTGGTTTCTAAATCAATTGCTATTTCATCATGGGATCTTAGATCCGGGTATTCTGTGGGTTGTACCCACTCAATTGCTGGTAGTAACATTTTCTATATTCTCCTTTCTTATTTTTATAAATTGACCTTCTTTATTTCTAATTTTAAATTTTTTTCCATGTTTATCTCTTCGATCATTATAGATTAGATTTACACAACTACACCATTCATCAATACAGTCATTATCAAATAACCATTTTGAGTGTAGTTCTAAAATTTTATTTTTTTTTATCATCATTCATTTTTAAAATCTCTAGTTCACAGTAATGAATTATTTTCTCTAAATCTTTTATCTTATCTTTATCCTTATAACGACAAACATATTTTATTACATTACCTTGGAAAAATGATAGATCATTTTTTGAAATAAATTCATAGGGTTGAATCTTAAAATTTTTATAATGTGATCCCCCGATCTGTTCCCCCTGGGGAAATGCTTTGTGAAACATATCTTTATTTGTCATTTTAATACTTCCATAATATTTATAAGCATATAGGTTAAAGCTATTGCTATAAATATATCAGACGTCAATACTCTCATAGTTGATACTCCTTTATTTTCTTTTTTGCTTTTAGTTTATATAGATTAATTCTTGCCCTTGTGCTGCCAACATACCACACTCTATGCTCTTCATCTTGTTTGTCAAGGCTTAAACTAATTCCTTTTTGGACTTTCCTTCCTTGGTGTAAAGATAAAATTACATTATCTTCTTCACCACCTTTAGCTGCATGAATAGTAGACAACCAAATTCTGGCACGTTCTTTTAAATTTTCTTCATTATCTATTAAATTTCTAATATATAAAATTTCTTTTTGATCGGTTGAAAAAATATCATACCAAGAGATTTTTTTATTCCATTTCCCCTCCGGGATAAAATCTTTTATATCATTTATTTCTTTTAACTCTAAGTGTTCTCCCATACACCATTTAGTATAAGATTCAGCCGCTGTATATAATCCAACTTTAAAACTTTTACCTCTATTGCTTTGGTAATAAAGATTTTTTTCTTTTAAATCTTTCATAATATCTAATAAATTACTTTTAGTTCTGGTAAGAATAAGCCATTTTCCTTTTGAAAGATCTACTTGATCTAAATGAGTAATTTCTCCAACATGGCCCTCCTCATTTCGAGGATAATATTTTTTATGTTTCCTGATGCCTGCTATACGATTCACAGGTACTTGTGATGCATGTTGCACGGCTCTTGATATTCTTCTCGAGTACATAAGTACACGTTCTTTAGCTGGTTCTGTTATAAATCTATTTACATCGGCGCCGGCCCACGCAAAAATTGCTTGATCATCATCACCTGCTAAATAAATTTGTTCGCAATGATTTTTTAATTTGTCATAAAGTTGCCATTGCAAAGGGGAGAGATCTTGAGCTTCATCAATAAAAATTGCTTTAAAATCAGGGATTTTATCAGAATCTATTGTCATTTTAATCATGTCATTAAAATCATAAATTTTATTTTTCTTTTTATATTCTTCTATATTTAAAGCTATATGCTTTAATACATTCCAATCTATTTCATGATGATCATGTTCATTACGATCATATTCTTCTCTTATAGAAATATCTCTATTGACTGCTCTTCCTATCATTTGAAAGTAAGGATTATTACAGGTTAAGAATTGTGTTTCTTCTTCATTATATCTATCATTAAAGTTTACACGAATACTTAATTTTTTTCCCAGTTCCTCATAATGATAAGGTTGCATAATTTGTTCTTCAGTTAATCCTAGTACATGAAAACAAAAAGCATGAAGTGTTTGAAAATAAGGAACTTTTTTTTCTGATACATTTACTCTCCTCCTAGCTTCTTCTGCAGCTTTTTTAGTGAAAGCAAAGTAACCAATCTTATAATAAGGAGTTCCTGTTCTTACATAAGCCCTTACTCTTTGAAGTAATCTAAAAGTTTTTCCGGTGCCAGGTGGACCATAAATTTTATTAACCTTTTCCATTGGCTTTTTTAAATGTATTTATTAATTTACCCTTCCATCCAAAATTGCCATGATGTGTTGTTTCTCCATGCACTACAGCATAAAATTTAAAGCCTGCCTTCCCCGTAAGTTTGAAAAAAGATACGTCTTCTCCATACCATGCACCCATTTTGGGATCAAAACTATTTTCCCAAAAGTTATATAAATATTTTTTAGCTTCATCTGTAATTCCATTTGCATGATTTATTTTAAGTGTAGGATGATCTTGCATTAATTTTTCATATACTCGTCTATGAATTAAAGTTAAACCAGCCGGTCCTTTACTTATTTCTATTAATCCTTTGTCATCTATT